AAAAAACTCCGCCCCAAAGAGTATGTCTGCAACGACCTCTTTTCCTGACGGGGCTATAATTCTCTGTGTTAAATCCAATCTTGGTTCGTTCTCATACATAAAATTTCTAATGTATTTTGAATCCATAATTGGCATATTATCAATATGCTTTGATAACTGTTCTCTATCTCTTATTCCGTCAATTTCAACTATCATTTTAGATAATCTAATAGTTTGTCTTGGTGCAACTCTACCAGCAGGATATGACTCAATCATTCTGTCAATTTCGTTATTATCACCTAATGTCAATGGTTTTAATTTAACTATAGAACCACTTTTAGGTAATTTTGTTTCAAATAAACCCTCTTCATTTGGTTCCACCATAGTATCTTTTGAGTAAAGTTCAGTCAACATAATGTCAGTTTTGAACTCTTTACCTGTCTCAGGGTCATTAGCTCTTATAGTATACTCAGGTCCAAATGACGTGTTTCTTAAAAAGACCATAATTGCCTCAACGTCACCATTTAATAAATCTTCAGGTCTCATATCAGGTTCGTAAATTTTACTTCTTAATAAAGAAACCATTAAATTCTCTCTTGAGTTTGTTGCTAATAAAATGTTTTCATCAGATGCTGTTAGGTATCCAACTTTTAAACTTTTTTTCTTATTCATATAAAATTTACCTTTAGACGGTAACGGTACAACGTCGTGTGGTAAAGTAAAATTCATTTGTCCATATTGACTTGATTGGTCCATAGTATTTTTTTATTATAAAATAGATTATTTAGAAGATAAATCAATCTTATTTTCTTTTTTGTTGTGTCTTTTCTCAAATTCTTCTTGAGTTTCAAATTGTTTTCCACAAGTTGGACACACAAATTCGGTATTACCTGAAAAAAAAAGTTCCATACACATAAGTATATGGAACCAATTTTTATAAATAAATAATAAATTTTAGTATACTAAGATACAACGGTCAGGTCTTAACGTCGCACTAATTGTAGCTAAAGCATCTTGTGAATAACTCAAACTATCAAAGTTAACATTTGTTAAGAATGTTCCTTGTAAAATCCATTTTTCTACAACAACACCTGTTGGGTCTAACAATTCCAAGTCAATGTCTTTCTTATAACCCGCAGCGTATCCCATACGTCCTGTTACAGATTCTGCGTGTAAACGAACCCATTCCATTAATGCTTGAGCTGCTGAAGGTCCAATTGGGTCACGGAACTTAACATTAATTTCATTCCAAGTAAATCTACCAGCAACATAAGTTGATGTATTCAAAAATTGAATTTCTGTTGAATTTATTTTAATATTAGGTCTGGACGTAGATTCAACGAACCATTCATTAATTCCTAATGATGAAGGAAATCTCAATATAAATCGGTTCTGTCTTTTGGGTTCGTACGGAACCGGCATTTTCATCAGTAAATCTGCCATTTTTTTTAATTTTTAATTTTGTTTTATTGCTTATAAATAGTCGTGTTTATATTTTTTTCTATTTACTTTCATTATTTTTAATCTAAACTTCTACTAGTCCAGTTCCAGTACTAATTAATTCTTTTCTTATCTCCTGATTGAGTAGAATAAACTTTAACACCTGGTTCATCACCAAATTCTTTATTAAACATTTCTACGTTCTTAGGGTCATCATCAGAAACTCCTAGTTGGAATTCAGGTATAAAGGAATTAGATATATCATTTTTAATTAAAGCTTTTGTACTTAACTCATTTGCTAAATCTCTGCAATAATCTAAAAAGTCTCTAAATGCGATTTTCTTTAATTCCTCAGGGTTAGCCGCGGAACCTTCTCCGTAAGTAACAGGGTGAAATTTACATAATCCCAAGTACTCCCAAATTAGTTCAATATCCTCTCTATCTTCTAAATCAAAAAGTTCTCTATATTTTTTTAAATTACTAACACATTCCTTCATATTGACACCATCTCTACCTGAAAGAATTAATTCATAACAAGCTTCTTTAAGAGTGTCAGGGTTATGTCCTCTTGCAGTAATTATTGAAAATATTGAACCTCCATTTATACATTCTACAAAATCATTCCAAGCCGGTCCTGTAGGTGCCATTAATGAATCAATTAAGAATTTTTCATCACCTGCAGTTCCAAAATCACGAAACATATTTTTAGCAAAATCAACAATAGTATGTCCTTTATAAGAGAAAGGTTCTTTACCTACTCTACTTCTATAACGTGCAAAATCCTTTGTTGACATTCCAATTTCCTCACCATCTTCATCTAATACATAGATTACCGTTGGCATATACATTATGTTGTCATCCCAGTCAAATGCGTAGTATTTTAAAGAAGGAACCCCTTCCTCCGATACTGTTTCTAGTAGTCGGAGGATAAGGGTGTCCAATTGTGTTTCACTTAAATTCATATTAGATATTGTCAAATGATGCTCCTGTTGGAGTTATTAAGAATTCAATATCAATGAACTCTAAAGATTTAGTTGGTTTAACATAGATTTTACCTACTAATTGGTTTCTGTCTAAATCTTCAGCTGAAGATGAAACAGTCACACGGAAATCATATAAACCTCTGTCTCTTCTGATTGAGTCCAAGATAGGATTAACAGCGTCTAAGAAATCTTGTCTTACTTTAGCGTCGTTTTGTTCAAACAACAATCTAACTGCTACAGCTGAAATCAACTTACGAGCTTGTAATAACAATCTTCTAACGTTTAATCTGTCAAGAGCTGATTCTCTAACTTGTAAAGTTTTATTACCCCAAATTACAGTTCCTACGTCTGAGAAAGTTGCGATTGGGTTAATTCTTCCTTTGTATAGAGTATCTCTATCTTCTTGAGTTAATTTCTTACGTGCTTTAACCGCATTTACAATACCACGTGAGTAACCCGCTGATGCGAACCAAGGGAACGCAATGTTATCAGTCAATGCTAAGTTTCTACAAACTTCTGCAGTTGGTGGGATATAAATTTGTGTATTATTTACAGTATCACGAGTTAACACCCAAGGATAGTAAGTTGCAGTGTAGTTAGAGTCAATACCCGTTTGTTCTAATGAGTCAACTACATCTTGTGGGTAGATTAAATCTTCAGCTGTGTATGTTTGAACAAATAGATTGATGTCAGGAGTAGTACACAAGTAAATTGAGTCCGCTCTATCATATTCAATCATTTCAATTGCCGACTCAACTAAGTTTGAGTTGTTCAACCAGTCAATACCAGGGGTTGCAAATACATTAATGTTATTTGCTTCAGGATTTGCAAATGTTCTGATACCTAACAAGTATGCGTAGTAGTCAGTATTTGCCCAATCTTGAGTATTATCACCCACTGTGATTAATTTAAACATTCCTGCTCCTGATGCGTTTGGATATCTTGCAGAAGCACAAGCTCCATATAAGAATCCTCTTTGTCCGACTTGGAATAAATCTCCATTAGTTCTTGTCTCACGGTAGATGTCCCATGCGTCAAATCCTCCTTGAACTAACAATGAGAACTTACGAGAGAATAATCTGTAATATGGACTTGCTGGGTCAGTTGGTTCAGAGTGGAATGATGCATCTCCTACTTCAAACGCTGACTCACCTGATGTTGTATATCCTGAAGGAATTAAAACAACAGTTGCTCCACTATCCATGTGGAAACCTTTAGACAAGAATGACCAATCATCACCTGAAGTATCTTGACAAGGGTCAAGTGGTCCTTGCTTTCCTTTATATTGGTAGTAGTCTCCATCATAACCTACTTTGTCAGAAATACCTAAATAAGTTCTTCTAACATTGTCTCCTGAACTTGTTCTTGGTAAATCTGTACCGTCGCCAAGCCCAAACGGTGGATTAAATACTACTTCACCTGGATAATCGTATTTTGTTTTATAAATTGGGAAACCTGTTTTAGCTCCTGCGTAGTTTCTTGATTTGTAACCTTCAAATCCACAAGGTAATGCGTCAACCGGTGCATCCACATTATAATCAACCATAATGTATTTTGAATTCAATACGAATTCTCCATCAGAAGAACCTATCTTCTTAGCAATATAGTTGTTTAATGCTGGGTCTAAAGAACAATTTGTAAATTTCTCAAAAACTACAGGTGATTCATCACTATCATAATAACTTCTAACTACAACGTCAAATGTACCATTTGCAAATGATACATTCAAAATAGAAATTTTAACTTGTGAGTTTGCAGAATTACCATCAGCAATTGATACAAATCTAAATAATCTATAAACGTTATTACCACGAAGTTCTGAAACAACCCAAGGAGACATTGGACTTTGGTACTTTTCCAAGTACCAAGCGATTGATGTACCAGCGTTGTAATCTTGTCTGTAACCTGGTAAAGCTATTAATTCTGAACTTAATCCACGAATATAACCTTTGTTCCAAGCCCAAGATAATAATGTTCCATAATTTTCTTCCAAGAATAAAGGAACAGTAGTACGAGGTTTGCTAAAGTTACCATATCCTAATACTTTACTAATTGACGTAGCAGCAGTGTCATTTAAACTAATTTTCAAATTAAAGTTTGTATTGTCAATTGTTGTACCTGTGATTGCAAAAGGTGCAAATGGATTTTGTGCCACCGCTGAATAACTTCCACTAAAATCTAAACCTACAGAAGTTAAACCTGTAACTTGGTAAGTTGGACCATTAGAGTCAGCCGTATAATATGTATAACCTCTTGAACGCATTGTTGCAACAACTAATTCATGATATTCAGAGTAAGTTACACCTGACATATTAAACGCATAACCATGAACAGTTCCTGAATAACAAATATTTGGTGTTGTAGGAGTTGAAGTCACAGTAGGTGTAGGAGTTGGTGTAACATCACAAGGATTGTAAGTTGAAGTTACAGTAACTGTTGGACTTGGAGTTGTAGTTGTTGTAACTGGAAGTAATTCCAAGTTTTCAATTACAATCACAAAAGAATATCCTGAATAATTTTCACCCATTGTTGGGTCAAATAATCCATAATACCAAGCGTCATTATATGGTGAAGTGAAACTACATTGGTAAGATGAATTACCACTTGTGCCCATTACGTTTGTAATATTTGTAAATCCTGCCCCTGTGTAAGTGTTATAAACATCTCCAGGTACAATACCCCAAATTGCGATAGAGTCACCACTCATTGTTGGGTCTGCTAAAATGTTTTGGACAAACGCTTTTAAGTCAGCTTCTAAAGTAGAAGTACCACCGTTAAATTGTGTATAATTGTTAGTCAATTTTGCTTCAATCTCATCAGGGAACATTCCTTGGAATGACAATTGTGAAATGAAATTACTACATCCTGTAAATGCAACAGAAATTTCACTTGTTCCTGTAATAATACAGTTAGTCTCACATATTGCTGGGTCAATTGAGAAGTTAGGTGTAGTTGAACAACTATAAGTGTAACCAACAGTTGACGAGTCAACATTGGCAACTGTTTTAAGAGACCATGATGGTCCCGCATCATAACCAGATAATCCTAATACTCTAGTTACGAATAATTGATTTGATTGTTGTAGATACGCCTTGGCGATATACGACATTTCATATTTCGGAATTTGTGTGTTCACAAATTTTTCAGGAGTTGTTCCTCCGAAATAAGTTTGGTATTCATCATAATTAGTGATGAAAATAGGTTCAAAAGCCGGACCTTTGGTAGCTTCCCCAACTAAACCCAAAGTTGTAACACCCACGCTAGATGTTACAAAGCTCAAGTCCCTTTCTGATGTATAAACACCAGGCGAAACGAATACTTTGTTTGCTGTTGCCATTACTTTTTTCTTTCTTTATTTTTATTTCTCTATAAATATTTGTAATTTTCCCAAAAAACTTTACTTTGTAAAACATATTTATAAATTGGCAGACTTTATTCTGCCTTTTTTCTACCTATGTCTAAAACTATCAAGAACATCAAAATATCCGAAGAAAGTCATACTTTACTCAAAAAGTACTGCAATAAAAAGGGGTATAAAGTATACCGATTTTTGGAAGAATTGATTATGAAAGAATGTAAGGAGGTAAGAGACGTGTATGGGGAGAATTAAACAAGTATGTTTTCAAACTTTAATCTAGCCTCTAAAGCATCGTCTTTTTTCGTAATTTCAAACCTAACAGAGTCTCCTGAATTTATTTGAATATAATTACTATTTGACCCATAATATAAATTATTAATCCAAATTTCATAGTTTGAAATGTTATGACTTGATATTAATTTCAAATTAACTTTATCACTAAATCTATCAGCAAGTATTGTTGTTCCTGGATTGAATAAAATATTTTCGTAGAATGTGTCAGTATTAAATGGAGGTCTTCTTGGTTGTCTTCTTGGATTTCCTCCTGACGCTTCTAACAATTGTAAATTTCTTGTAATACCTGGTTTGATAACAAATTCATCTTCATCAATTAAAAATCCTAACATAGTAAAATCATAAGATACTATGTAGTATTTTCTCTTTTCAATTTCCATAACTGATTCATCGGAAACATTATCCCAAATAATTGGAATATAATGTCCTTTAACTCTTGTATATGCTTGTCTTGATGAAAAGTTTTCTAAAACAGTTTTATTTAATTGATTAATTTCTCTAACTCTATTACAAATAAACTTTAAAGTATATTTGATATCAATAGGAATTGGTTGAGGTATTTGATAAACGTCAACAGTAGTTCTTTGACCATCAAAACTTGGTACATATGCGTAAAAGAATTCTCTACGAACAGGGATTGTGTATTGTAAAGATGGGTTTGAACCATACTTCATGTCATTTGAACGTATTGCAGTAATGAAGGGTGGGGATGCATTTTTATCTAAATCTTGGAATTTCCAAGTTTGAGTAAATTGAGCCCAATTCTGTGTTGTGACTATAATATCAACAACAGGAACTTGTTTTCCTTCAACACTAAATCCTAAATTTCCTTTAACAAAATCTAAAAATCCTCTATCCAAATCGGCATGTAATACTGACTTTGGTAAGAATGTTCCGTCCTGCTCAATTTCTTGAAGCATTTCTTTTCTTCTCGCCAAACCTACTTTATTTGGGACTAAATCAATATTC